ATTAAGCAAAGCATTATCACGTATGAAACGTGCTAACTTGATAGGGGTAAGACCTAAAACGCGAATATCAGCAGCAAGGCCTTTAATATGGTCTGAATTAGGAACACCACCTACATGGCGGTTAACGTTTACATTCCTAAAAGCAGAATTAACAATGATAGGACGTGTAAGAGCATAACGGAGGGTGTCAAGGAACTTAGCAAGTATCTTCAAATTGTCAAACGCAAAGGGGGAAGGCTCGTTGTAACGGCCGTACTTCTTAACGTTGCACAACTCAAAGAGTGTGAAATGTTCTGACAACTTTACATCTGATTCTAACATAGCGAAATAAATAATTAATAATTTACATTCGCAAATATAGACAATAAAATATAATCATAAATAAGATAAACAAATATTTTAAGATATTTTTAGAAAATCGACATTTTAAGGTGATTCGATAGCTGTCAGTTTTACAATATATGTCGAGATTTAAAAGTACTCGGCACGGTAGGCGCGAGCAACTGACGTGGAAACTGAAAGTAAAATAAGGCTTTTAAGATAGTCGTTTTCGCTGCGCTACAACTCGGACGCATAAGCTGCGTTCGTTCCTCTCTACGCTTTCGGGCGTCCATTTAACCACTTCGTTTATTTGTACTAAACGTTATGGGGGCAATGCTGCCCCCTATACCCCCGTCTATTACATTCTACTAAAAACAAAAAAAAAAGCGCAACACTAAGCCACGCTAATTTTTAAAGAACACCACATAAATGAAGAATCAACATAAAAAGACCTTCAACCAACATGGGAATAATACAGACAGCAGCAATAACGCCAACTATCAACCAAAATAATTTCCAATAAGACATAACATAAAAGTTAAGATACACCTAAAGCGGTAGCAAGTGCAGTGAGAGCAGAAACAGCAATCTGGAGCACCAACTTCCACACATTATTCTTTTTCATAACGTAAATAAATTAATAATATTATAAAATAAACAAAAAAAACAACTACTTCTTTAAGACATAAGCAGAACCAGCCTTACCAACAAGATTAAGCAAAGGGGAGACAATATGTTCAGACCACCAGTCATAACGAGGAGTATTAAACTTAACCTTATTATACTGATAATTACGTTTCTTTTCTTGTGAATCCCAATAATAACTATTTTGCTGATTACGAAGAACGCCAACTTGTTGTCTGTTAATATCCATATAAGTACCATTAAGACCAATCTGTGAACCCATAAGGCCAATATTAGCATGGTTAACACCTGTTTGAGAAAGAGTGTTTTCAAGAGTGGCAGCAGCTTGTTTATCACCAAATTTAGCAGTTATGCCGTTCTGCAAGTCTATACCTTTCTTCTCTGACTCAAGCTTAGCAATACCAGCTTTTAGATTCTCAATTTGTTCAGCAGTAAGAGAATTTGAAAGACCAGGCTGTTTAATAAGTTCATCCCAAGTCATTGCGCGTAAATCAAAGTCCTGGCTCAAATTATCAGCTTGTTGCTTTGTCAAAAGACCTTGCTTAACTAACAAATTAATTTGTGCTAAATTTTGAGCCTCACGCGTCTTTGCATCAATCAAATTCAAATTTGTTTCACTCTCAGCCTTGTGAACATTAGCGTTATTAACATCAATTTGAGAACCAGCAGACGCAGCCTGAATGAGTGTATTTGCAGCATTACCAACACCTTGAATACCTGACGAATAATCAACAGGAGAAGTCGACGCAACAGAGGTCTGATTGCCTGCATTGACTTGACCTAAAATCATGTAAGGGTTAAGACCAGCGTCCTGGAAACGTTGCATCTGGTTAGCAGGTGTATTATAGGCGTTAGCGTCTTGTACTAATTTTTGTTGCAGTGCATTATTAGAATCAATACTTTTTTTATTCATAACAGAACCAGCAACAGCACCAGCAGCCGAAATAATAGCAGGAACAGCAGCAGCAACGAGCGGAGCAATAAACTTACGATTATCAATTTGAGCGAGGCCGAAACCTCGTTCAATTGAATTAAGACTATTAATAAACATAGGCAATAAATTAAGATGGGTCACTTGGCGCAGGGTCAGCAGGTGGAGTCGGCTCAACAGGCTTAGGCTCGGTAGGTGCAGGCTCATCAGGGAACAACTCCTTTGAAACCTCATCAAGAGCATTGCGGACAATGTCCAACTCTACTTCATTCTGATAATGACGTGAAACAATGGCAGCTTGTATCTGTTCATCAGTGTAATGATTCGTCTTACTATCATGAGGAACATTGCAAACTAATTGTGAAACAACGTCAGCAACTTCACGCGGTACGTTTTTATCAACAAGGCGCGTAATAAGATTAGCACGATGTCCATTTGAAAGCACTGGGTTCAAATTCTCAAACAATTCAGTAGCCTCAATGTCAAGCGTAGTAACAACAGGCTGTTCAGGAACTAAGCTATTTGCGTAATTAACCTGACAATTAGATAAATAATTATTTTTCATACAAACTAAACTTTTGGCATTCCAGAAACTGACATATCAGAAATATATGATACATTAAACTCGGTAGAGATACGGAATGGGTCTGTTTTCTCTGTTCCGTCATAATTAACCTCTACAACTTCATTTGTACAGGCAGGGTCAACAAACAAGAAACCTGCGGGAACACCGTTGAAATTCTTATTCGGGAAGTCACGACCTTTAATCATGCCAACGCCTAACTGATAATTAAATGGAGTAGGGCGGTGAAGAGTGAGAACTTGCATACTTCGACCAGTCTTAAACTCTCCATGTATGTAGTCAGCACCTGTTTTATACTCATGATAACGAGGCTGCCAACCATAAACCTTTGCTAAGGGGAACTTAGAGGTATTATTGCCAAGAGCGCGACCATGCTCGGACAAACGAGAATTAAGATACAACTTATCGTACGCAGCCTTAACATCAGATTGATGTTTAGAGTAATACTCCTCAACAGAACCAGATAAATCAGGCAAACGATAATCAGATAACGACGCCCAAGGCGGTAACAAACGTGAGTAATCAACAGGCTGCATGCCTAAATCTTCCATTTCAGGCACGAAATAATCTTCACGGGCGAACTTGACATTAAACGCATCAATTCCGTCAGAATCATAGAGAGAAGAGGGAGAGAACCAAGATACGCACATTAACACTCCATGTTCTTTAGCGTCAAAATTGACATGACCTGACTGGCCACTATCGATATAACTACCTTGTTGACCGAAATTAGTAGAACTATCAGCAGCCTGGCCGTCAGAAGTAGCAATCACAGGGTTGACCTCAAGAACCTTTTGAAAACCTCCACAATAGACAGATTCGGTCATATCATCTGCAACATTTACGCCATAATGCGCGAGCATTTGTCCTTTATACGTTTTAGGAGCACGGCTGGAAATCTGTTGCATTTTTTCGAAAGCGAAGATATTGCGTAAATTAGCAGCAGACAACAAATTAGAACTATCAGAAATAAAAGTATTATAAGAATCACTCCAAACGTTATTAGAACCTACATACGTCTTTATAGTCTGCGATACATCATCAACAAATAAAGGTGAAGGATGTATGTTAGAAAGCAAATCTTTATTATACTTCACATAGCGAGGACTAAAGATATCTAAAGCGCGGTCAAGTGACTTGATATCGACTTTCAAATCAAACTTAGACTGCATCGAATCAGTACTGAAGAGGTCATCAACATTATAAGATAGGGGATTGACATTCTCAAAGTTGCTATCTAAAAAATGGTCTTGATAAATCTTCTGATATGCTAAAAAGTAGAACAAATTAGCCTCATAAGAATACAAAGATGCGTTAAATTCATTAACATTGATTGACTCACCAATATAAGGCATAGCACCATAACGGAAGAGGTCACAGAAACGAACATAAGAGGGTAAAAGTGGATAGCCTAATGCGTCATAGAAAGGCGCTTTCTGAACAAGATACTTTCCGAAAGGAATATTACCAATTTCAGACTGAACATCATTAAAACTTTCTGTAGGAATACCACTTGCAGGCTTAGCAGCAGCAACAGAAGAATTATCACCACTTTGACGGCCGTTAGGACGTGAACCACCAAAAAAACCAGGCGATTCGTGAAAACCTGTAACAGGCTGTGATGAACCACTTGCACCAGCGAAAATCTTATCACCTTGTTTAGGAGAATTAGAGGTGTAAGTAACCATGTCTGGGATATGGCCTGATTCATCAGGAGCACCGGCGAAACGGGCAAAGACTTGATAAGGCTTGAAAACAGGCGCTTTAACAGGCTTAGTCTGGGTTGTTTGAGTAGCGTTGTTAGACAACAAACTACTAATAAGCGTGTTTTTAGGCTTAAGACCTGTAAACAAGGCTTTTGAATAAGAATACATCAACCTACAAGGAACAAAATAGAAAGCGAAATTCTGTTTCATACCTAAGAAAGGCCTACCTTTAAGTGTCTGCGCTTGGACAATTGAACGCGTATCTATAGACACGTGGTCATTTGGTTGCATAAACATCTGATAGACAGGTAAAATCATACCAGCAGGCTGGGAGTACAAATGAGTTTCCGAGCGGTCAAAGCCATTCCGTGGCCTTTTAGCAGGGTTAACATTAATGTTAGGGACTTTTGACATAATAAAAATATTAAAAATTAAACTAAATAATCTATTTGTTTGTTAGCCTTTGAAGATTTGAGCGATTGTAAATTATCATTACGGACCTTATCTAAATACTTACGAAAATGCGGACGATTATACTCAAAATAAGGTGCCAAATATTCTCTATCTAACAACTCATTATTATGGTCATAGAACAAGTCAACGGATAAATCATGAGATTCAAGTATAACATTTATTTCATGATTATTGACAGCGTCTTCTTTACGAAAAGGTAACGTCGCTAAGAATGAATAATCAGCACTGAGTTGATAATCATAATTAGGAATAGAAATACCATCATAAGTAATAACATCATTAAGCTTTTCAAGAAATTGACATTGCTGAAAGAGTTGTAATTGCGCATATTGTGTCCAAAACCAATCAAGCATATAGAGATAATGATTAGGGTGACACTCATATTTAACACACCAATTAAGACACGCACGAGCAGCAGCAACATCAGCTTGATGGAACCAACAATCATCGCGCGTATGTGTATCTCCGTAGCAATCTACATAAGTAGTAGGGTATAAACGCGTATTCTTTTGATACCAATCAAAACAGGCCAAAGACGCAGGAATATCTATTCTTTCAATTCCATCTCTATTTTTAAGTTTGATAAATCGCGTATATACACGAAATTTATCCACGCCAGATAAAGTGCTATATTGAAAACATTTTGGGAAGAATCGACCGACAGCACTCGAGGGAACTGGAGAAACAAAAGTTTGTCTTCCATCTCGGGTAACAGATTCATAACTTCTAAATATATGTCCGCGATTGAACATTTCGAGTACTTTTTTATCATCAAACGACTTATAGCCGACAGCTGGCCCTTTAGAAGCCAGACAGAATGTGCGGGTAGATTTAGCTTGTAGAACCGGTGGCAAGTTAACATTGCCAGTAACATATTTCGAAACATAGGCTGCAGCGTCTCCAGTGACGGACTGGACATCGATATTAGCTTTATCGCACAACGTCCAAGCCTTATATATACACCGGGGCGCGTATGAAAACGCCTTTTCATCGTCAAACCAAAGGAGACCATGGTAATGAGGTCGAAAGGTTGTGGGTGTGTACTCGCTGCAAATGAAGTAGCGGACACTTTGTTTACACGATTCTTTTTTCTTTTCATAATCAGTAAGATAATATTTATAAACAGAATAATATAACTCGTATGTTTCAGAATCTAAATCATCAAGCCATTCCTTGAAAGGGACAGAACCATCATAACCGAGGAAACGAGTAAAAGTGAACAACTTATCTTGAAAAATAAGCTTATAATGTTTAACAAGAAGATGAAACAAATGCCATCTAAAACGTTTCATAAATTTTTGTACAGCATCACGACTAACAACAGCGAAAGTATCGCATACGTCAAAATTCGTAATAGCAGGAACACCATCACGGCAAAGCGAAGAAGAAACGGAACGTTTCGGCGAGTAAGTAACGTTATCATCTCCTTGAAGGAGTACTCCTTTTTCGCCATCAAGAGTATAGAAATCAGAGTTTTGAGCACGTCCAAAAAAGGGAACATTATTATTATCAAATGTTAGAGTAAAAAACAAACTAAACTTGTTATCTTTCGTTTCCTGACGTAAACGAATACGCCAAATAGTAGCTTTTTTATGAAGACAACACTCACATTTACCACAAGCATGCGCAAATTTACGGCCATTATGTTCTACAATGACAGGAGAAGTGCAGGGCAATAAAACTTCCTTTTCCTTAACAAGTTTAACTAAAGGATGCATTAATAATTAGTTTTGATGAATTCTATTAAACTATCAAATGTTTTGAAGAAATAACATTCTCCATTTTCAAACTCAACACGAAAGACAATTAATTCAGCGTCACCATGCTTTGAAATTCTACGCTCTAAGAAAATAGACATCTGACAACATTCTACAATAGGAAAGTTAAGCTTAATATTTTTCATATCGACTACCTTTTTTAATTAAATACTCTGACTTGTGAACATATCGATTAATCGAAACATGTACAAATGTAGGATAAATAATAACTTGACCAACACGACTATTAAGCAAAGCATTATCACGTATGAAACGTGCTAACTTGATAGGGGTAAGACCTAAAACGCGAATATCAGCAGCAA